CCGAGACCCTTACCGAATGACATCACGAACAGATCACCACGGCGGGGCGTGCTGACACGATGCCCGGTACCACGCATGGCGTTCCATTGAGCCATCACACCGCCCGTTTTGTGTAGCGGGTTAGTGACCTTGGCTTCACGGGCTGCCTTGTCCACGCACCAGTAAACGAATGCCATGCACCATGCGGCGGGGAATGTAATACCGACAGATGCGAGGTAACCCTGCACAGCCGGCCCCCAGTTCGACCCACGGGGTTCTTCACAGCGTCCAAGCTGCGACCGGGCTACGGATAGCACACGATCGGCGAGGTCAATGGTAGGCGGCGGTGGTGGAGGCGGTACAATCGGGCGCATGAACTTCATGCTTACCCATCCGTTAGCTGTCTTGCCCCACCCGTCCACCTCTTCTGTGATGGCAACGGAAGTACCTTGCCGCAGCGTTCCTACAATAGCCGCTGACGTGCTGCCGGTAGCCCTTACATTCAGGTTGGTGGCGATTACGATGTGCGTTTCCATGCGAATGGGTTAAGCAATGATAGGAACTCAGCGATGCGCCGCAGTATAGACCCTGCGCGTGTGGTATGCTCAGTCTGCGAGTATGCCTGTAAAGCATTCCGCAGGGCTATAAGCAGCAGTTGTTTGGCATCCCTTGGGTCAATATCAGCAGCAGCCATATATCCAAGTTCACGGCGCACGATGTAGTTATACTGCGGCACACGGCGTTGGAAGTATGTAATGTCCTGATCGGTCAGGAGATATTCGTATTCGCTCATCCTTGTGCTTCGGCCCCCTTGCCGTAGTTTTTGTACTCAGGGTTAAGGTAGTTCAGGATTACAGGCATACCGGCTACTACGCCGGCAGTGGCGAGTGCCTTGATACTTTCCATATCCATGCACCACAAATCATCCATTGCAATCCAAAGGGTTAGTACAGTTGACAGAAACACCTTCAGGAATGTTCCGATAGGGCCTGCCATTACTTTGCGTGTGTTCATAGTATTACCAGTTTACTTGTGAATGTACTTGTGTTATAGTCCAATTCGCATCCGTTCCTGCATCTATGCTCAGGCCGATATATTGCCCTGCGAATGCTGTGCTGTCAAAGGTAGCACTTGTTCCGTCTACTTGGCCTGTATTGTCTTCGCAAAATCCGACCGCATGGCTTCCGCTTTTACCTTTATGCACCCACCATGCCGAACCCTGCACCACGGTGAGAGTGCCTATTGCCCGCACTGTTGCCATGACATGAAGCACCCCGTTATCTGTATCTGCTGTCTGCGGTGAGCCTGTTAACTGAAGAATGGCCGTATCTGATGATGACAGACCCGTGCCTACCCTAATTGAGTACACAGGAGAGGCTACCCCGTCTGCCGTCTTTGAGGCCGAAATACGCCAGTAGAACATGGACCGCAGTGCGAACCCATGTGAAGGAATAATGATGTTGCTATCGGCAACGTATGTGTCCACATCGAATCCTACTTGGTCCGCAATAGATGCATCCGTAGTGTCCTTGCCATTCACAGCGAGGTTGATAGCTGTCATCACATCCGCAATAGCATCGGTAGTCTGCACGGATGCATACCTGCGGAAAAGAATCAGCGCATCACCGCTGACTGCCTGTACACGATGCACTGCGGCGCAGTTAACGAGAACATAGGTATAGGCGGCATGGTTGAACTCGTGGAAGCCGTAGCCGTCTGTATAGGCTACTATCTCTGCGTATGTTTCAGCTATTCTTATTGTCTGCGTGCCGTACAGGCCCGAAGAATCCCACACAAGGCTACTGAGTGCGGGATCTATCCGCACGGCCTCTATTGGCTCTGTATTTAGCGTAACAAACACATTACCTCCGTCTTGGAACACAAACGCAATAAGGCTCGTATCGACGTAGAATGTATTGCCGTTATTGGTTAGTGTAAGAATCATTTTCCCTTGCGCAGTTCTCTTGTTTCTTTGAGTTCTGTCATCACGCACTCCATTATCTTTGTGTGCCGTTCCATGCTCTTTTGGATCGATTTCATGGCCTCTGTGTTGTCGCTGATGATGCGCTGCTGTGTTTCGGCCATTACTATCAATTTGCTGTGTGCATTCTCCATGTACTCACGGATGCGCTTCTCGGCTTCTTCCAGCTTGTTCTGCGTCCGCTCGGTGAATCGGTCGTATCTGCGCCACAGAATGTACGCCCCGTACAATGCGAGTGCCACGATAGGGCTTTGTTCGATTACTTTTTCCCAGAATCCGTTCATGCTATTCAATTATTGGCAGTTCTTGTACTTCTTCCATTTCAGATGTGTAGACCTTTGTGGCCATTGGCGGCTCGGCTTTGAGGATATACCAATCGCCGTCTATTTCTACGGCATCGGCCCAATTAGTAGTACTTGGTCCGTAGTTCTCTCCTGCTACGACTTCATTATCGTAAGCCTCGCATTGTTCGTATGTTCCTTTGTAGTATGGCATTATGGGTAGATGTTATAGAATGTATTTATGTTAGTTCTAAATGTTGCGAGTGTTGGTTGAGAAGGCAACAGGATAAGTTCTTGGAATCTACTAATAGGAGTGCTTGCAGTTAGCCCATTACCAAGAGAAAAATCGACATTGTTATTGCCTGAATATGTACCCCAATTTTGAGTATTATCATTAACAGGAGAACCACCATTTAGATAACCTGTTGTTCTTTGTGAAGCTGTTGCATTGTTTGCGTCAACATAAAATGTCAATAATGCCTGTGCGTCAGGTGTAGAAGCTGCTGCAGTCCCATTATAATTATTTGAACTTGATTGATATGCTTGTATATACGTTTTGCCATCAGTCCAATTTAAAACTCCCCATCCATTATTAGTGCCACCTACACCTGTATTTGATGTTGCAATTAATGCCCTTGAACTTGTTGTTGTAATTCCTTTTTTATAAACTGAAAATAATGAACTTTCTGTTCCATCTCTCATAAATAGGAAATATGTTGTAGATGAAGGTATTGTCATTCTACAACTTGTGGCAATATCACATACAGCAGTAGGCTTTGTGTTTAACAAATGAAGAGTTCCTGCATTTACAATTCTAAACTGGTTTGCTGCTGTTGTTTGTTGCCAATTATACCCACTTCCAACCTGCTCATAAATGCGAGTAATAAACGCAGAGTTAGCCCCAACAAATGAAGTAATCGCAGCTGTATTAAGTGCGCCACCGCTGAATCCGATGTCTGTTTCTGCGTTATCATTAGACCTGCGAATGCGGATAGCAACGGTAGCCGTGTTCTTTAACTGACGAGCAACCGACCATGCATAAGCTGTATTTGTTGCGTATGAATCAAGTAAATAAGGCAAAGGCACCGCATAACTATTCGATGACGCTTGCGGTGTTGAACCTGCCGAAGTGGTTGCCGTCACAACGCAGTCAATTGTATTGCCTCCGTCTGCGGTAACCAATGTATAAGTCGAAGCCGTAGCCCCTCCAATCGGTGAGCCGCCCCTGCGCCATTGGTAGGCGTAGCTTATATCTCCGAGGTATGTCCATGTACCTGTTGAGCAAGTCAGCACAGAGCCAACCGAGTTTGTACCTGTAATCGCAGGAGCCACCGTATTCACAGGTGCTGTATCCCATTGGGTTGTTACATCGTTGTTGGCGTACAGGTCGAGAATATCACCATCAGGCTGTCCTGCGTTATTCGTTGCAAGTGCGATGTTGAATATTGCACTAATCGACTGACCGCTAATGCCCGTGAATATGCCGTCATTGCCTGACGTTGAGCCGAGGGCAGTGCAGGCAGGCAGTTCAATGTTTGACAGCGGGCAGTTACCGAGCAGGCCATTACCCACGGAAACCGCAGCGGACAGCACAAGGTTCGCAATAGAACCGCCTGCAAGGCAGTTATCGCCCATGCTGTTGACACTTCCGTCATCTGTCACTTGCACGAGGTTGGAATCAATCAGCGCAGATGCGGGAATGTCTACACCGCTTCCGCCTGTCAATATAACATCATTGCCAATGACTGAAACTGCGGTATAATTACCCGCAAGCTGTGTATTCCAATCATTGAGCGACTGCATAGGCGCATTGCCTGCTGAATATCGAAGTGTAAGCGTGTACGGCGAACCGCATGACGGCACATGGCTGAGAAAGTATTGCTGCCATTGGTACTCATTAAATGCGAGGTTGTTCGGCTGTGCAATCCATACATTCTCAGACTGAGAACAGCAGGTATAGTTTGTATCCTTAACAAGCGCATAGAAATCGCACTCATTCAGGTATTGTCCGGTAGCTATGTTATAAAAGGTCATGTGCGTGAAGGTCGTGCTGTGGTGATTGTTGTGTATTGCATCACACGGTAGTAGACGTTGCCGAGTTCATCGGTGATGTAGTCGGTATCATCGCACTGCACCGATTGCGTGTAATCAAAGAACCCCGTACTGATGTTACTGATGCCGCCTGATATATCCACACCAAAGCGGGTATAGGTAGCACCTCCTGAAGTAGATGTGAAGTTAATCCAATCTTGACCGGACCATTCGACAACGGTATTGGTCACTCCTGCGGTTGCGATGCGTATGAACATTATAAATCAAGTTTTGAGGATTCTACTTCAGGCTGTGGGTTGCGCCATGATACGCCTTGCTCTTGCCCCCTTGACTGCGCATAGAACACCATGCCGCCGAATAGTACATAGGTCAGCAGGTCATAGTACCACGGCTCAGGGAACAGGAACCATAGCAGCAAGGTGGCAAGTTCTGCGAAGCGTTGAATAGTACAGACCCTACACCCGCCGATGGATTTGAATGCGAACTCTGCGGCCTTGCTCTGAGCGCTGCGAGCGTGCAGCCATGCAAGCGGTCGGGCCATGAAATCGAGAAATTGCCCTTCCCGAATTGCGAACAGATACAACTCACCAACACCGACCACGGCGAAGGCAAGTAGGATGAATGTTAGAACGAACTCTATGCTCATATTGCGTTGCTGATTAATTGGTTACCGACTGCGACACCTACCGGCAGGAATGAATAGCAGGCTACATAATTGCGCCAGTTGACCGGTGTGCAGTTTGGCGTTTCGAATGTAATTGCATAATAAATTGTGTTGCCTCCAATCTGCGACTTGTCAACGATTGTCATTACATTATTGGCTATGCTAATACCTGCACTGACAGCCGTATAGCTAATTCCTGTTACTCCTCCCGCAGGATTGTACAATGCCCCGATTGTTATTTCTGTACCGTCATCAATGAGGTTAATATCATTTAACGTAATAGCACCAGATACAGACCAAACAGAACCTGACGGTAGAATAGGTGCGCATACTGCATTGTCAAGGAATACACTGCTGCTAATCGTTCCCCACGGCTCAACATCGGTGTAAATATTGGATTCCTGTGCAAGTACCTTTACCTTATAGCAGGCCAACTCAACACCCGCTGAAGTGCTGATGCTGAATGTGGTTTCGCTGCCTTCGTTGAATGTATTACCTGGCACAGTAAGGAATCCGCCGCTGCCATTGCTCAGAAGTTGCCGAGTAATCACGGCTCCGTTGTGTTCAAAAGATAACGTGAACACGCCTGCGCAGTCTGCGGTAACTGAAGTGGCTATGCCTTCGCAGGCACGAATGCATCCGAGGTCTTGTGGGTTAGTGCAGCAACTCATAGACATTCACAGAGTAAGAGGTTACAGTCCTTGCCGGACAAAATATCGTTTACTTCAAAGTCAACGGCCACAAGGGTAAGCCCTCGCAGTCCGTCCGTTATATTTCGGTTGCCCGTCTCAGCGAAGAATACCTCCGTGCGCTCGGTAACGATGCGTGTAGCGGTATGCCCGTTGCGTGTTATTGCATCCACAAGAACCATTGACAGATTCTGCTCAGATGAGCCACGCATAATAGCCACGATGCGGCAAGATGTTGTGCGCTCATAGTATTGCACACGGCATCCACGGGCCTGCGCTGTCAGGCGGCTATCCTTCAGAGAACGGATGTAGAAGTAATTTCCGTAATCATCCCTAATGCCAACGTATTGGCGGTAAGTGTCCATTACCACATCAGTACCTGACGGCTTCTCGACATTGGCAAAGCCTGTATTCCACTCGCTGTACTTGGCGAGGAGATAGTCTTTGAGGTCGTTTAGTTTGCCGGTCATGCGTTGCGGGTTGTTATGATTATGGCTTGGTCAGCAAGTTGAGTGCGAAGATAATCTTTTTCCGCTTCTTGTAGCGAGGCCCAGTCCCCGAATCTTTCCTCGTTGCCAAGGACTTTCTGATGCTCGGCTGCATCAGCATTGCCGAACAGCACTTCGCTGCCGAACTTGTAGACACGAAAGGCCCGTTCAAGTGAGCCTCCGTACTTCAGGTTGACAACCTCTGTGCTACGGCCTTGGATGCTGCGAAGTTCGCTATAACCACCGGGAAGGTACATTGATTTGCGTTGTGCGCCGTTCTCGAATGTAGCACCTCCTCCGTTCTTTCCTCTTGGCTTAAATGCCCCTGTACGGATGAATGCGGCCTTAGTGTAGTACGCAGGTTTAGTGCTGTACTGCCCAATATCTCCGCCGTCTGAGTTCTCACCACGCCCGAACACACGGTCCTTCCATTCGGCCTCAAGTTCCGTCATGGCCTGCACCACACCCACCTCCGGCATCTGCTCGTCAAGCTGACGGGCGATGTCTTGAAGGTGTATAGATAGTGCTTGGAAACTCACTGATTAGACGTTGGTTTTTACTTGCACCCCTGAGCAGTCGATGCACTTGCACCCGCCGTCAGAGTTTACAATATACTGCCGCACGGCTTGCATAGCATTAGTGAGGTAGCCACGATAGGCATCGAATCCTGCGGCTGCTTGCTGCGTTATCTGATCACCCTGATAGATGGTCAGGTAGTTCAGCCGATGGTTCTTCACCATCTCGTCATAGAACATAGCACCGCAGAGTTCATACGCAGCTTGCCCGATCAGGCCCTGCGTGGCAAGGTCGCAGACAAGCGTACCGATGTCGCACTTGCAGTACAGGTCGAGTTCTATGCCATAGGATTGCGTGGTGTTGGCTACTCCATTGTTCAGCCCGTTCACCCGCACGCATTCATTCTTCACGGTCCCACCGCAGCCCGTGCCGCAGTTTGGTTTGTTGCCATATACGGCGATGTCTGAAGGCAGCGTGACCTGAATCTCGTTGCCTTCGAATGTCTTATTCACAACGAACTCGTTAATCTTCCCCGCTGTAAGGCTTACCGATGCTGTGTAAGTGGTTCCTGTGGTGTCTGCAAGTTGCAGGGTGGTGTCGATGGTCTGATTTGAGTAGATACGAACGGCTCGGACCACAATCTTGTACAGGCGGCATTGAGGCTTCTGTTTGTACACCACGATGCCTCGGCGCTGTCCGGATGTTCCGGCGGCGATAGTGGTGCCGTCCCATTCACCGGTTCGCCATGCGTTCGATTGAATCCCATTGACACGATATGTTGAGGCGATGTAGGCCTGAATGTCTGAATTGAGACGCAGCATAGCACGGCGTCGGAGGTCGGTCAGGTAGTTGAATCCAGTTACCGTCTTCTCGTCATTGTAGTTCGCTGCCGATTGAATAGTGATGCCGGGGTAGTCCGTGATGAAGTACCCGCTAAGGCTTTCCGTGTCGCTGCCTGAGCATGAGGCACGGATTCCGATTATATTGTCAAGGCATGAGGCCATCTGTGTTAGGTTTGGGGTTTAAAAGAAGGGGGCGGTAGTTAGCCGCCCCCATTCAGTTAGGCTTCTGGTGCGGGTGCGCACTCCACAGCCGTGGCAGGACATACATCGTACTTCACGATGCCGGAGAAGTCTTCGGTGCCAACGCAGCCGGTCACAGGCAGAATCAGGTGCTTGTAGTAGGCTTTCAGTTGGTACTGGAACTTCTTGCATTTCGGCTCAAACACGATGTTTAGGTCGAACAGCATACCGGTAGACGGGTCTTCGATGGTGGTGAAGGCGTAGCTGTCACCCTCACGGATGAGGCTCAGCGGGTCCACATCATCCCAGCGGGACGGGTTCTGACGGGAGGCGAACATACCGGCATTCTCAGACCATGACAGGTGATTCACGATACCGGGCAGCACGGCGAGCATTACCTCGTTTCCGGGCGTGGTCGGTGCGCAGTTGGCATCTACTACGTTGTTATCGTAGAAGGCAGGGAAGCGCATCATGGAGGCGAGGTTCAGGCCGCTGTCAGCCATGCCTGCACCGGCTTGTGCCTTGGCGAAGCGCAGGGTTTGGCGGTTACCGAGCAGCAGGGGGGTGATACCAGCGAAACCGGCATCTCCAAAGTCGGCGAGGATGTCGCTGTCAACGCTGTAATTCGGCGCACCGAGAGCGTTCAGCAGGTTCAGTGTACCGGTAGTGCCGGCAGCGGTGCAGATAGCGGTAACGAGGTCCACATCGATTGCGGCCTTGATCTTCTGCATCTGATCCCACAGGTGGGCGGCAAAGACTTGGCGAGTGTCGGCAGAACCGAGGTCACGCAGGCTGCTAATGGCAAGGTTACGCCATGCGGGCATAGACTTGCAAGAGAAGCTGCTGAAGGTTTCGCAGGAGGTCAGCGATGAATCATCGGTACCAGCACCGGTGCAATCGAATGACTCACACGATACCGGTTCGGTACATGTGCTGTCTGCGTAGGTGATTGAGTAGACGGAATTCTTGCCGTCTTGGCGGATCATTTGAGCCTGTACTTCGGCTCCGTTTGCGGCACTCATGGCGAGTTCCACGGCACCGGCGGGGGCTTGCGCCCGACCAATGCGGTACAGGTCATTGATGTATGCCTGTACATTGGGTGTGCAGTTATTTGCCATTGTAAATGGGGTTGTAAGTGAAAGAAAGGGTTAGTTCTCGCTCACTTTCAACAGGCAGGAGCAGGCCAACTGTGGTAAGGGTTGCCGCTGATTAGATAGGCTCAGGGGCAAGGCCAACAGGGTCTGTCTGTGCCGATTACCCATCGGCGGGGGTCTGCAAGTATCTTAATTGGTAGCCGCAGCGACTTGTGCGAGTTTCGCCTCAAGTCCTGTGGCTCCGTTTTTCGGTGTAGTTGGCTCGGCTGCACCACTACCCGCAGCGGGCAGCGGCTTGCGTTCTGTGCCGTGTGATTTCTTCGTCAGGCCGTAGTAGTCCACTGTTTCAGAAACCAAGTCTGCAAAAGTATGCAGCGTTGTTTCGTTCTTCTTCAGCGGGCTGTCAGGGTTCTTCGGGTCGTACAGGCCGATGCTGCCGTCATCCTTCAATCGGATAACAGCGTTGCGCTCCAGTTGTGCCTTAATCAGTTCGGCAACCTTTGCCGGGCTATCCACCTTATCATTCAGCACCTTCATCAGTTCGGTAGTCACCACTCCATCACGTTTGAACTGCTCGATGGTTTCACGGGCCTTGCGCTCGGCAGCTGATTCAATCTCAGGAATCTTGGCCTCGTACTCAGCAATCTTGGCATTGGCCGTGTCGAGCATCTTCTGCAACTCGGCTTCGGGTCGGCCGGACTTGTCGGAGGCTTTCTCCTTCAATGCGTTCAGTGCAGCGTCGATAGACTGCCCTTCGTTGGCCGGATCGTTCAGAATATCGTCAATCTCTTTATTCGTCAGCACATTTCCGAACGTCTTATTGGCCTTCAGCAGTGCCTCCTTCATGTATTTTCCCTTCCACTGCCCACGCTCGGTCTTGATGCGCTCATTGTACTCGCCCTCAATGAATGGACGGGCGTACTGCTGTGCGCCTTTGAGGACGGATTGCACCGCCTCGTCTGCGGGGCTGTCAGAAAGAATAGCGGCAGCCACGGTGTCAATATCTTGAACTCCGAGTGATGCGAGAAGTGCTGTGAGGTTTGCGCTCATATTGTTTGGGTGTTGTTGTTACTTGTTTCCGCAGGTTGAGCAACCGCCGTTACCTGCTGCGTGGCCTCTTACGAAGAAGGTCACTTTTTTTTTGTATCCTCAATCAGTTCCCATGTTTCGGGCTTGTATGCCTTATCTACTCCGTACTGAGTAGCATGGACGATGATACCGGCAGGCTTACCGCTGCCGTCTTTCAACCGAATGCGAATGTAACCCGGCAGCACAGGCGATGTAGCGGCAGGAACAGGTGCAGCGGGCTTAACATCTGCGGGTTGCTCGGTCATTTCAATGCCTTCTTCGATGATGTTATCTTTCTTTGCCATGCTTAGAGGATTTCGAGGTTTGAGTTTTTAGCAGCAAGGACCAATGCCAGTTCTTTATTCACCGACATGGCCACAATGCGGCCCGTCTTTCGGTTCTTCAGTTGAACCTTCAGCCCCGGTGTCGGCGGTTTCGGCACTCCACGGGTGACCACAGCGGCAACGGGTGCAGCGGTTTCGGTCAGCGTCAGTACGCCATCTTCTTCGGTGGTTTCCAATGCCGCAGGCACAGCCTCAGCGGACTGCTCTTCTGCGGTCGGGCCTTGCTGTGCCAATGCTGCCACGTCTATGCTGTCGCGCTGCGGTGCGGCTTTCTTTCTTGCCATTGTTGACAAAGTTCCGCAATATATGTGGTGGGGAATAATGTATCTTTGTTACAATTTATAACAATATGCCTAAATCTATTTTACTCAAACCGATTGATGCGCTGACCAATGCAGCGATTAATGAAAAGACTGCCGAACTGATCCTGTCAGGCCGTAGCTTGACAAAACCTGCCATCGTGATGGAGATCATCCGTGAATGGCACGAACTGCGGAAGGAACGGCAGATTGGTGTAGTGCTGACCGGCAAGGTAGCGCAGCGCACTAAGGCTTCCGTCTGACCGGCAGAGCGGTGTGTGTGCAATTATATCCGCCCCGCTGCGTGAGGAAGTTCTTGCGATTGGTGTTTGGCATCAGACCGCTCCACTTGTGGCCTTCGGGCTTTTCCAATTTGGCCGTCTGATTCTTGTATGCCAATTTGATTTCATTCTCAAGGTCTTCCCACGGGATATACCCTTTCAGTTCTCTCACCCACCGATAACACTGCCCACGGCTGTCATTGAGCAGACCGCCAACGTATCGCACGCCTGTCGTTTCCACCGCATCGGCAATGGACTGAAACTGCTGCCCTTGTAGCTGCCCCACGCTGTCACGGGCGGTCTGTGTAAGGTAGCTTTGCAGCTTACCTGACTTGTCCTTACCGCCCTTAACGAACTCAGTCAGGGTCTTCTTAGCTGCGTCAATGCTTCCGCCCGTGCTGATGGTATCGTCAAGGATGCGCAGGATCGGGCGCTTGAAGTTCTCATTGATACCGCTACCGAGCAGGCTTTCCACGGTGTTCATCTTCCACTTGTTCTCTATCTCGCTGAGTGCCACACGCCGAACAGCCACGCCGCCAACCTGCTGCATAATCTCCGCTGTGTTGATGGTCACCTTACCGAAGTCGGACATGAATAGCTGGACCTGCTGCGGATAGCCTGCCCCTGTCAGTGCTTGGTTAATCACCTGCGTCAGTTCCATCATCTTATCCGCTGTCAGCACGCCGGTAGTGAAGTTGCCGCCTGCGCTGTCCATCTTGTCAATGATGCGGAATATCTCATCCAACACCCGTTGCTCGATGTCGGGCATAGCATCGGCAAGGCGCTTAGCCATCTCCTCTTTGAACAGGTCGTTTTGGCCGATGATGCCCATGTCTTACAGGGTATATATTCCAGCAGGTACTGATGCCTGTGCCATCTCCGTCAGTCGCTGCACCAGTTCCCTTGTCGGGGTGGCCTTGAATACGTCAGGTGTCATCTCATCGGCCATGCGGACGAGCATCTTGTAGCCCTTCTCATGTAGCGTGATGTCGGCCTGAGTGTACACGCCGGACAAAATCTTAGTGCGCAGGGCTGCACCGGCCACGCCGTACAGCGGGTCGGCAAGGTACAGCACCTCAGTAATCTTTCCCTGTACGGGATCGTCACGGAATACCTTGCTATTCACTATGTAGGCCAACTCGCTCAGCGTCTGTGAATCGTCAGTCTTGGCCTGAAGCATGGCGAACTCGTTTACCAGGTCGCTGTCACTCATAAGGTCGAACTGCTTTGGCTCAACGATGTACACCGGCTGCGGTCCGTTCGGGTTCAGGTACCCGCTAACATAGCGCAGCCCCTTGCGTAGCTGTGCGAAGACGAAGGAAGATACAGTCTGAAGGAAGTAGTATTGGTCCTTGCGGTCCTCCCGCTTGGCCTCGCCTGACTGCGTGCCGTCCTGTATCGTGCGAAGATGCAGGGATGATTCCACACGCTCATAGAACGTCTGCCAACGCTTCAGGTGGTACTCAGGTATGCCAACGTCCGGCGTGATGAACTTGGCCATGTCCTGCATGGTTCCGCCGTTACGGGCCAGCGTTTCCTCGCTGATGGTGTAGAAGTCACCGGGGTTCCGGCTGATAGTTCCCTTGCCGTTACAGGTGCTGCACTCCTTGTGGCAGATAGTGGTCGGATCGTGCGGGTCGTATCCTATAGCGGTTGTATCTACCACCTGCTTCTGCCCGTGGCATGATGTACACTCCTGCTCCACGACCTGAACAATGGGGTAGCTGTAATGCTTCACCATCGCCTCGTCATCGTTCATGTTCCGAACGAGTGAATCGGACCAAAACTGATACGGCTGAAGGAATGAGTTATGGTAATCCCAAACGGGAACCTCACCGAACTGATGAGGCTTTTCAATGTAGTCTGTTTTGTTGATTTCGTAAACCGCATAGCTGTCCACGAAGTAAAGTTTCCCCTCATAACGGAATGCCACGCTTTCGCCATCATCCATCAGCACATCCTCGTATGGTATAGTCACCATGTCGATTTCAGGCGCTTCGGTTGGCCCGTACTCATGCTCAGGAATAACGGCAATGTAGCCGTAAGGGTTCTCAAGAATGAAGTCCATGAGTTCTGCTATCTCATGGCTCAGGTTCTGCGCTGCTGCCCACTCCATCAGCCGCTCGTCACCGCTGATGCTGAAGTTGTTAGGCTGAAGAATGCTGCCCTTGCACAGGTTGCTGAACTTGTCGAACAACTCCTTAGCCACGGGTGAATACACCGACAGCCGCCAATTATAGTGGCTCGGCGATTCGTTCGGGTGGCGGTTCAGAAGACGGGTCTGAAACAGCTTGTCGTACTTCTTGTGGTATGTCTCAGGCTTGATCCATCCTCGGCTGCTCTCATACGCAGGGCGTGCGCCAGTGGTGTGAATCTGTACCGCAAGGCACGCCTCTACCCGTTGGCTGTGGCCTTCGGGCAGAGGCATTGTGCTTTTGCTGCGGTAGCCCTTGAGGAATTGTGCGAACTCCATGCGTGGGCGGGTTGGGTTTTGGGGTTGATGTTTAGGATTGGAAGAGCCATGCAAGCAGCGGGTCGTTACCGGCAGCAACGATGTCGAGGTAAGGCGTGGTGTAGGCTACGGGGTCACCCATGAAGGTGATGTTGTAGTTCTTAAACTCCACGTTCTGACCGTCGATCTCGGTGTCATAACCGGTGAAGAAGTGCGCATTGTAAGACATGAAGGTGCCGTTCGGATTCTTGAACAGGTAAATCTTCCCGTCACAGGTGACATAGCCACGGATGGCGAATGCGGGGTTCTTTACGATGTTCTCGAAGAACAGGCGGTCAGCGTAAGGCTCGGCGGCTCCGGTGCTGTCAACGTCTGTGGCGTTGAAGTCTTTACCGGTCAGCTGACGGCTTACATTGATAACCTTCGGAGGCTTGCAGCGTGCGCGATACTGCTTCGTTGCGGTGGTGGGGTCTGCCCATGCGACTTCTGCAAGTTCGTATGTGGCGGTTACATCGCCTGAAGTGATAAGGGCTGCAAAGGCTGTGGCAAGGGCGGCATCATCATAGTCTCCCGTTGGGAAGTCTACATTACACAATGCACCGATAAGGCGGACGGGAACTTCCGAGCGCTGATATACGTTACATTGGTCCGTCTTGGTCAGCGTCAGCGAACCCACGCAGGCGGAGTTACAGGTACTGAACATTTGGTGTTTAGGTTTGAGTTATTGGATGGCTTGCAGACCTCCTGTTAACAGACAAACACCTTCTCAGACTTGCATTGCTGCAAAGGTAAGTCGATATTCTGATACGATGAACTTTCAATATCACTATTCTGAAAAACACTATCCTGCGTGTCGTTCAGATACTCAATGTTATCAACAGCGAAGCCCGTACCTGCTGCGATGTTCTCTACCTCATGGGCGAACCACCACGGCACGGGGTCAGACTTCAGCCGGTAGCGCTTCTGTACCTCTGTGCGGTATGCGAAACACTTGCTGTTGAAAGACTTAACCACACGGCTTGCCTCCCGGTCAATGTCGGCGGGTATGCGCAGCAGCAGCCTGTTAGGGTCAGCGATAGAGGCGATGTTCCAGCTAGCGGAGTGCAGATAGCCGTTCGGGTCGGTGGTGGCCGATGGATATTGAGCGGACACCCGCACGCTGTCAGCACAGCGGAAGATTCTGAACGGCTTAGTGTAGAAGTCACGGGTTACGCCTGACACGGTGAAGGTCAGCGTCAGTCGGAAGCGGAAGCACTGGAAGGCTTCGTTATTGCATCCCGTGGCGGTGGTGTATAGAAGTGTAGGAACTATAGGCGTTCCGTTCACGTTGACCGTAAAGCCTACTGTTACCAACCGGACAGGGATAACGATTCTGCCCGGCTTGATCTCAACCAACATATCAGGCAGCGGGTCGGAGCCGTAAATGAAGTCAGCATCTGCGCCGGTGGTGGTGCCTGTGATGCTCACCCAATCACCCGCAGTTACATCGACATAGTAATGCGTGTACGGGTCGGTCAGGACATTGCCACCTGCGACCACCATCGGAATCGGTGCGTAAATCTGATACTGCGCCACCTTGTTAGTGTTGTCATTCACATAGCCGAACAGGAACCTGCCTGCATTAGCCGTACTTAGGTCGCATAGGGTGTTGGTGCCTACCTCGTCCACAATGCGCAGCCTTACGCTTGTATTGACAGGCAGACCGCCGCCGTTGGCCGTGACGTACTGGTACGGCAGTTGCAGCCGTAGCGCCACAAGGTCAGTCCTCTCAAGGGGCATGAAGAACGGCTCATCGGCAGGGCATAGGTTGCAGTTCGCCTGCGATGATGATTCTTCCCAAAGGTTATTGATTACACTCATATTAGGTTGCCTTTGATGGTTATTGTGCGGTTTTGGTAGTCGTATTGAATGTAATTGATTTCGCCCTCAGTAACGCCGTCTTGGAACAGCACCTTCATGTACAGGTCCAATGAATTATAAGAGCAGCAGTAGTTCAGTTTGAACTCGAAAGCAATGTTTGTTTTCTTCCCGCCTACTGGCATATCAATAGCCCAATAGTTCCACAGGTTATTAGCTATCCCATTCTGACACGGGCTGAATGACATCGGATAGTTGATGTGCTTCAGGTCTGACATGGTAATGGGGAAGAACGGGCCATCATCATCAAGGAACTCAACACACGCCGTATATGGGCTGTAGTTGGTGAATATCGCCCTTGCATCGCTCATGTCAAGTCCATCCCATATAATTAGTTTCGCCAATGCAAGCGTATCGCCTTGGGTCTTTAGGCATCGCTTGTAGGTAATGGGTGAAAATGAACCGCCGATAGAGTTCACAATATTGGCATCATACAATGAATCATCGCCATCGAGTACGAATGATGCGGCCCCAAATTCATTCATTGATTCCTGAATGTCAGATTTGAGTGCAGGCGCATTGGTCAAGTCCAACCATTCCCCGTTGAATCTGTTCAGCACCTGGTTGCCGATGTTATCGGATGGGTCTGTACCCCATTTAAGATATATCCGTGCAGGCTTGCCCTTGCCATTCCATGAATAGCACACATAGCCTAAGACATTATCATTATCCGATCCGGTCAGGTCGATGCCGTATGTGTTGCCGTACATCAGCGCACCGAGCATATCCTTTCGGTGCATATACACAGTGTTGTTTCTGAAGTACCAACGAGCGTTCCAAGGTTTCTTGAGATAGGACAGCGCACCGAATAAAGTCCATGACGGCTTTGATGCTTCGATGTAATCCTTCGTGCCATTCAGGTCAACACCTTTCTTTGTTTCCGATGTCAGCAAACAGGTATTGTAATATACATTGCTTTGCGCAGGGTTCAGCGGGTCGTTGACATCGTAGAAGATAGGCGCAGTAGTATTGTCAATGGTTATGCCGCACTTATCGCAAGCATTGCTCAGGTAGCTGCGGACAAACGGGGCGGGCCATCCCCAACGGCAACCGCCTATCAAGCTGAACAGATACGGGATGTAATTGAACGGGTTAAACCCAAGCGCTGTAACTATGATGTTGATGAACGTGATAAGCGCATTCAATACAATGAATATAGAATCCACGGCATTTGCAATGGTAATCAGCATCCCGTACACGAATGTAGGCTTGAACACATCGCAATAGCGGAAGCGGGGATGCGGCATACCGCTTGCGGGATATGCCTGATATTCGTTTTGCCAGTTGTCAGCTATGGCAGTCTTCTTGGCACATTCGAAGTACTCATCGTACAATTCCATACTGAACTTGATGCGGCATTCCCCATCATCGCACCACTTCAGGTTTTCTGTTTCGAATTTAAAAAGAAACTGCTCGCCTGAGCATTCCGTATCGGTTACCCTTGCAAAGATAGCAGTTGTGTACAGCGTTGGGCTGTTGATCAGGTTAGTGCTGACAAACTGATATCCAAGGCCATATAGTTCAATGTCACTCGTCACCGGTCGTTGCGGGTCATTGTCACCGTTAAGGCTTATTTCACGCTTCAGTTCGTTGAGTTCCGCATAGTCTGAGTAATCCGTCCACGGCCCTGCAGCTGCGAGTGAAAGTTCAATAGTCATCAGTTCCGGCGTAGGTTTTTAAGGTGAATCTGCCCCATCTGCGATGCCACAGCCTGACCGAACCCGTCGGCATCAAAGTTATTGGTCACGCTTACCTCACGCTGCTGCATCAGCCTGCGCATGGCCGATAGTTCAGCCAACACCTGCCCGTCCTGCGTGCTGTACTTAGCCGTCTGATAGTCGGCGGATAGCTTGTCCACGTCAGGGGCGATGTAGTATTGCCCGTCATCCAACTGCCGGACCTTCAAGCGGCGCTTGTGTATGCCTTCGAACAAGTCCCGGTGGTCGGCTGTCAGGTCAGCATCCATCACGAACTCGCCCTTGTGGTACTTATACGGACGGCGGCCCACGGCGGTGGATTCCTGATTCGGGTCACCGTCACCGGTGTAGCCACCTTCCTTGAAGCCTACATCCCCGAAGCCGCTGCGTACTGCTGCTATCGCTGCTGCAATAGATGCTGCAATGGCAATAGCATTGGCTGCGATTAGCACTGGGTTACCGCCCGCATCCGTAATGGCACGAATGGCACCACTAATTGCCACGGCCTGATTCGCCACGATAACAGCGGCATCAATAGCCCTCTGCGCACGCTCGTACTTCTGTCTGCGTTCAAGTAATGCATTCAGCCTATCCTCTTCGATTTTTAGGCTTACCTTGCTGTTATCTTTGGCTGCATCTACTCTTTGCTGTTGCAGTTCGATTAAACGGTCAGTCTTCTCTTGTTCAATAGAGATTATTTGCTGTGCTGTCGAGGCGGCATTGAGGACGTTGTTATAAAGTTCTTCACGGTCCCCGCGCCGCTGATCTTTTCGGCGTTTGTCGGCTTCCTGTTCCAGTAGCTTGATATTATCCATCGCCACCTTCATCTGAAGCATCCGGTCAGCAAGTGCCGTACTGCCCACAATGCCCTCCGATGCTACAGCCCTTGGTGCGCTTATTCCTGACGTGGACATTCGGTCAAGCAGTTGACCTTCCATCTGTATGTTCAGCTTGATGGTGTTTTCTTTCTTGGCGGCTTCTTTCTTTGCCGCTTGTGCGATTGTTTTAGTCTTCGCCGCTGCCGCTTTTGCTTCTTTGTCTGCTGATTCACGCTCTGCCTTTACCCTTGCCTCCTCTTCTTGCCGTGCCTTCTCTTTGGCATCAAACTCACGTGAGGCTTTAGCTACGGCCAAGTTCTTGGCGGTTGCCTTAGCCACTAACTCCTCTTCATTCTTGATTCTTTCCTGAAGTTGGAATCGCTCCTCACTTGACATCTTCTTGCCATCCATAGCACGCATATCGGCAATTCTTTTCAGACTTGCCTTTATCTCCATCTCCCTCACCTTGCTTTGTCGCTGCTGTATGGCTAACTCCTCTTTAGTCAGTCCTTCTGCGTATTCCTGCGCATCATCAGCAATGCCTTTAAGCGCTTCATTTCGTGCATCATCAGCACTCCTCGCCATGTCACGGATGAAAGTATAAAGGCCAGCAACGGCTGTCTTCCAAAACATTTCAATCTTAGACGCTGCCTCGCCGTACTCTTCAAGGATATTTGCTTTCTGCTGTTCTGCCGCTGCCTTAATACCCTCACTTGACTGCATAAAGTCTTGCGCAGCACCCTTCACCTTCTCACCCAAAGTACCCTGCACAAGTGCGAGGCGCTCGGTGAATGTTTCGGCATCCTTCAGGTTGATGCCGTACTGCTTTAGCTGCCTTCCTTGCCCTTCCAATGCGCCGATAACGAGTTCAGTAGCCGAAGGTATATCCTTGCCGGTGCGGGCTGCGAAGTCGATGATAATAGGAAGTAGTGAGGATATTTCCTGTCGTGTCAGCTTGCCGTAGGTGAGTAGCTTTTGCTGCGCATCGACAATATCGTCATTGTCAAGGTATCCGAATGTCTGTGCCAGTTGGTTGGCTTCACGCATCAGCCCATCGAAATACTGCTCTTGGCCAAGGTTTTGCAAAGTACCTTGCAGCAGTCGTGTGGTCCGCTCTGCTGCTTCAAACTCCTGCACCGCTGCGGATCCTAACTGGGTAAGCTGTCCTATTAGCGCCTCTACTCCAAAAGTGCCTAAACCAAGCCCAAAACCTGCCATAACGCTCTGCCCTAATCCGCCAACCTTGTCCATAATGCCACTCATCTTGCTGCCTGCGATAGTAGCCTTGTTGCCCATTGCATCCAACTGCTTTTCAACCTTGTGCAGTTCACGCAGCAGACCTTGCACCTGTTTCGGGTCGTTGGCCTTGCGCAGTTCAGTTCCCAATTCCTTGGCACGTTGCGTTAACTGTTTCTGCAAATCCGCCTGCTTTTGTTGCCCCTTAACGATAGCATCCGCAGCCTGTGCGGTCTTCTTCAATTCGGCGGTCAGTGCGGCCTGCTTCTTTGGGTCGTTGGTCTTGACTAACTGGTCCTCCAACCTGCGCCCCTTCATACGCAGTTCCTCCAACGTCTTATCCTGTTGCTTTAGCTGTTGGTTCAGCTTGTCTATCTCTGCCCCATTCGTATCCCACGATACACGGGCAAGTAGGTCGAATATCTCTGCCATTTTACTGACAGATTACGAAGTTCCACGGATTAGGGCCGTCCAAGCTGTCCTGCATCTGCTGTGCGGTTGCAGCCATGCCCGTGTAGGTAACCTCCATGAACATGGTGGTATCTCCATTCACGGTGCTGATACTGTATGCACGGCAGGTGTAGGAATATCCGGCTGTCGGCTGCTGTTGGGTGCATGAAACGGCAGCAATGGAGAGGGTAAGAAGGAAAATGAAAGTGCGCATGGTACAAAGGTACATATTTCCCACAATTCCTACCGCCTTTTCCCTTTTGCCGCTTCCTGCGCTGTCTTCCGGGCCTCCTCTATCCTGCGGCTATGGATGCTGTTGGCGTAAAGGAACTGATACAGCCCCTCAAGGCTCCATGTGTTCAGTTCCCGCAGCCGCACAGGGTCACGGTCTGACAAGGTGAAGAGCAGATAGTTCCTCTCTTCGATGTGTCGCTGAATTAGTTGGGCAGGATCGGAAGTTGTGCGATCCTTTCTTCTGCTGCGAGGCATACGGCTAAAATATCGCTCATTGAGATATTCGCCGATGCGGTGATGCGCTTGAAGGCCTCTATGGTAAAAAAATCCCGCTCCCCTGCCGACCTCCATGCGGCGATCTTGCGGCGTTGCCATTCTTCGTCCATCTCGGCCGGTTCATCATCCATAAGGAAGTAAACGCAGGCTAACTGCTCGTACATCTCCCGTTCGGCAATCATGCCCAACCGCCCTTGAAGGTTCTGACCGATGGCGATGCAATCCTGCCGGAGTGCCTTCAGGTCCTTGGCATCCATCGCCCTGTCGATTAGTAGCTGGGCCACTTCGCTTAGGAATGCCTCGCTGATACCCGCCCGTATGTATAGTTCCTGAATCTCAGCGGCCATGTATCGGCTGTGCAGAATCTCATCGGCTTGTTCGATGGCGTAGAAGCTATGCTGTGTGCCATCGGCTGCGGTGATGACCTTGATTGGGTCACGGCGTTTCTGTGGGTGTGTTGCTGTCATAGTCTGCGTTTCATGTATTGGTTAAAGTATGTAGTAATGAGGTAGAGGAAGCCATCTACGAGATGCATTCCGTACTCCGTGTTGCCCGATGTCTTGTAGAGTTTGTCCTTGCCTTCCTCGGTGGTGGCGAGTTCCAAGTCGCTGATGAGGTCAGCCGCACCGACAGGACAGAGCAGAAGATTGGGATGGTTCTGAAGCATCGTATTGGCGAAGATACGCAGTTCAGTCCACGCATCCGTGCGGGCGAAGTTCAATAGCGGTTTGTCCATCTGATTGGCACCGATTCCCAGTTCCCGCCGGATGATGCTGTGCATGGTGGTGTTCACGCTGTCATAGCCTGCTGACCTCGCGCCGCCTGCAGGGTCTGCCGTCACCCGATACACCGCACCTGGGAAATCTACACGGATGCGGGTACACAAATCGCGGATGGTGCAGTTGTTCAGCTTGTATGCCTTCACGATGGCACAGAACGTCCCCGGCTGCAACTGAGCCACGATGCAGGTCATCGGGTCTATGTTGAAGTCGAATGCGAGGTATACAGGCAGGGCGGGATTGTATCGCAGCGGTGCTGATGCAATGTGCTTGGTGCGGTCGAAGGCGAAGAAGAACGGGTTTTTGTTCTCGAACGATTCCCAGTCCCCCTCGATCATTCTTGCCCGAACATCCGGCGGCATCTTGTTCCACACCGCCCATTGGTCCTCAGTGTTGGACGGCTCGCCTGTCGGACTGAGCGGGAAGTACACCTCATCGTGCGGTAGCGTGTTGGCCTTGAATCGCTTATAGAGTTCAGTCTTGATCCATCCGGGATGCGGATTGAATGTAGTCATCACCACGGGCCGAGGCTCGTGCTGTATGTGCCAACTGCCAACACGCTGAAGAACGGCATTGTAGTACTCTTGGCTGACATCCTCAAGCTGATCGAAGAACGCTCCGTTAATTTCAAGACCGAGCGTGTCGGTAAAGTCACGGTCACGGCTCTCATTGGCACCCACGAAGAAGATGCGGCTACCAGTTGGGCGGTGGGTAAGGTGGAAGTTAGCCCTGTTCCTGTTCCAATGCCATTCAGGTGAGTTGCCGAGAATCTTGCTGAATGTTTCGATTGTGGTTGTTTCAAGGATGGTCAGGTCTTTCCGATGCACCGACCATTTGCTGCCTGGATAAGTCCTGGCCAAGGTCAGCAGGGCGAGTGTATTCGTGAACGACTTGGCTCCCCTAATAGCACCGCCTGAATGAATACGGCGATAAGGTGTCAGCCCTTGCGCAGAGGCAAGGATAGTTTGGAATAGTTCGAACTGCGTTGGCCGTCCTTCAAATGTTATGTGCATCTATCCGATTGGTATGGTTGCACCATTAGGCAACACGATGACCTGCTGCTGCATCTTCTCGCCATCGGTGGTGATGTCAATGTGCGTCTGAGCTTTGCCATATCCACGCTCAAACAGCCACTCCGCAGCACGGGTATCACCTTTGGCCGCCTTTGCCCTTTGAGCCTTCAGTATTGCCTCGGCTGCGCTGATGCCGTCTTTTTCTTCCCCAAGCACAAGCGCCATTAGTTCCTTTAGTTCAGGCAGCTTCTTTGGCCGTCCATTGGGATTGCCTGATTGGCCTTTCTTAAATTTCGTGTGATCAGGTGGTACGCCTTTCATTTTCCCTGATTTAACCCTGTTTATTATACGGCTGACCATTCCGCTTGATTTCAATGCTTGGGTCAAGTTTCAGCATTCGGTCTATGATAACTTGGCAGTATTTAGGGTCGAATTCAACAACATAAGCCTTTCTATTCATCTGATGGCAAGCGACCATTGTTGTTCCTGAACCACCAAACCCATCCGCCACAATATCTCCCTGTTTGCTGCTGTTGCCTATTTGATAAGCAAATAAAGGGATTGGTTTCATTGTTGGGTGTTCGGCATTTCGAGAAGGCCTGTCAAATTCAAGTACCGTCGTTTGCTTTCTGTCTGAATACCATCCATGTGCTGCGCCCTCTTTCCATCCGTAAATGCAAGGCTCATGAATCCATTGATAATCTTGTCTTCCCATAACAATTGAACTTTTTTTCCAAATTAAATCCTGCTTTGGAGTAAGTCCAGCATCTATCATTGCTTTATGAAAATTAATAGTTTCACGGCTTGCATACCAAACATACCATGCACCACCAGATTTCGTATAACTTCCAAGTGCCGTATAAAAGTCATAAAGAAATTTGTAAAAATCTTCATCGCTCATGGAGTCATTTTGAATTTTTTTACCATTTTTTCTATTTGGGTTACCATGATTTCCGCCTTGTATTGCTACATTATACGGCGGGTCAGTTACCACCAAATCAGCCAACTGCTCCCCAAACAGCGCCTTAAATGTGTTGGTTTGTGTACTATCCCCACAAAGCAAACGATGCGGCCCTATTTCAAACAAATCACCAAGTACAATATCTGTCTTAATTTCATCAGGTATTTCATAATCATCCTCCTCGGCTTCAGGTTCGACTTTGAAATCCTTAGGTACATCAAGCCCCCATTCTTCAAGCTGCGAAACATCCCAGTCTGCCTGAAGTTCATCCCAATTCCATTCACCAAATCCAACATTGTCCTTTATCAGAAACTCAGCACGCTGATCTTCAGTCCAATCATCAGCAAGTACAACAGGCAGCGTTTTCATTTTAAGTTCTTGTGCAGCACGAAGGCGCATATTGCCTCCAAGAACCACATATTTGCCATCAGTATCTGTAAAGCATACTAAAGGCCTTTTTTGTAGCATTTCCGGGAACTCTTGGAGCGATTTAAGAAGTTTTTTATACTTCTCGTCCTTGATTACCCGTGGGTTTCTTGGATTTGCTTTTATTTCGGCAATTTTAATTTCTGCCATCGCTATTCTGTTGATTTAGTCTATCAAACTCAGCAACTTCGCTATCGGTCAGCTGCCCGATGCACACTGCGAATCGCTGCGATTGGTCGGGGTATTCCGAGTTCATCTTGGTATCTGCCATACAGCGGCCAATGAACTCTTTAGGGTTTTCGGTCATTGTTTTCTTGGGTATTGGCATAGGGCAAAGTTAGGATGAGGTATTGAATTGGCAAAATCACCGCAAGGATGCTATGAACTCATCATACCACACAAGGAATCCTGCGAAGTCACGGGCGATGATGTACACGCCTCCTGCCGAGGTAACGGCCTCTTCGTACTGGCGTTGTGCATCGCTCTGCCTGTCCTGGCCGACCTTGACCTCAATCTTTACAGACCGCCCGGCGATGGTGGCTGATATGTCTGCGCTGCCACGGGTTCCTGTGGTAGGTGTCCAAGTGATTCCGATTGACTTGATTCGGCGGCCTGTGAGCGGGTCAATGGTGAACTTCTCACGGGCAAGTCCTGTGGTGTTAATCCGTTCAGCTTGCCATCCTTCCCACCTGAGGAAGTCCACGATGCAGGAAGTCAGTCCATTGGCTGTGGTGTCGGTTTTGGTATAAAAGACGAAGTTGCGGCATTCCTGCTCCGACCAGTTTGGGTGTTTTCGCCTCAGATGGTTGTAGAGCGAGGTCAGAAGGCGTTGTTTGGCTTGTTTTGTCATATTATGGGTTGAAAGTTGCAAAGGTTGCAGAATTAGTTGCAGCTGAAAGCCTACTGCCGCAAGGGTTGTTGCAAAGTTGCAAAGTTGCAGGGGTAGTTGCGGTATATCTTAGTATCATATTATATATATATATATATATTGATTTTTATATTCTTAGGAATCTTGCAACTTTGCAACTTTCCTTTGAAATATGCGCCATTGCTACATTTTTTGGTTGCAAAAAGTGCAACCAAATTGCAACTTTTGCAACTTTCAATAGTTCTTCTCATAGCTGCCTCGGTCTATTAGTGTAAATAAGGCCTTATTTCGGCTCAAAAATGATTTCAGAGTACCAACCTTCACACCAACCTCTTCAGCGGCTTTTTGGGCCGTTTGCAGCGTGAATAGAGCAGGTAGAGCATTATACAGCTTCTTGTAGTGTGCAGGGAGTTTATCCACAGGTGTTTCAGGAGCAAGAATCTGCATCGCCTTGTGGATATTTCCGAGGAAGTATTCAGTCAATCGGGTAGCCTTCTCCATGCTTGATGCCTCAACCACAGGTGCCGCAGGGTTGTTCATAATCTCAATCAGCAGGGCGAATCTTAGGCAATACTCCTGATACTTGGCGATGATGCCCTTGACATTGTCGTCATACGCCTTGTTGTACTTAGCGCACTTGGCGTTGTACCACCGGGCCAGAACCGCCTCGGCCTCTGCCGTCATCTCAATCACTCTGCGTTGGTTGAATCTGAGCGACATCAGTTCGCTGAAGACAAGGTCATAGTCCTGAATGACACGCTCTGCGATGCGTACACGCTCCCATTCGGGCTTCGGCTGCGGATCAGGATAGCAAAATAGGAATCGGTGGAAGAATCCGTTTTGACCGTTCTGATCCTTGCTAAGAATCTCAAGAACTCCCGGCTGAATGCCGCCAGCGATGCAGCAGAATGGGTCTCTGATATAGTTGTCTTCCCGTGTGATCCGTTGGAGCAGCAGCGTTTGGCATGACCATATTGAGAGCCACTTCTGCACCTCATCAGATTTCTCGTAGCGATTCATTCTGTTGATGAATCCGCTCAACTCATCGGCATACACGCAGCAGCCTTCCTTGTTGTTGGTCAGAATCTTGACAACCATCTCAATAGTACTGTCTTCGATAATAATCTGCTCGCAGTTCGGCTTCTCAGGTTCTTCGCCTTTCTTCTTTCCGTCCTCCCATATCCGATTGAGTTGCTCATATTCTTTGAGCGCATCACCGAATGCCTTGCGCCTGATGTCATCAATCGCTCGCAGGTATCTGAATGCCTTGCTCATGGCGGGTGTCTTGGATGCTCCGGGCGGTGCAACCACTACCATGTACAGCACAGGACTGAGATCCCAGTTATCACCCGCCCTCAGCTTAACTGAGTTGCCGATGGTGGATGCCACGGCTGCAAGCATAAACGCACCCATGTATTCGTGTTGGATATTTCGATGCGCAGAGATATAGTTGCTGAGTTCAACAGGGAATACATCCATCGGGAAGCGCAGTCGGTCTGAGGGCAGGAATACGGATTCGATGGGTCTGTATGATTCCAACTGAATGCCGTGGCGCTTGGCAAGGTCTTTGATTCGGTCAATAGCGCATAGCCAGTTGCCCTTGCATCCGTAGTAGGCTATCAGCGTAGGTGTCAGCACCCAAGAATGGTCATGCTCATCAACACGGCTATGGAATGATGGAAAATCGGGAATGGATGATGTGAAGAGCAAGAGTTTCTTCCCTGCGTAGTACACCTTGGCTGAGTAGTCTGCGGTGCTGCCCTTGCGTAGGTACTTAAGGTGCTTGTCTTTATCTCTTCTGCGTTGGCCTTTGATTTCAAACAATCCGATGTCATTGAGCATTTCTTCAAAGGCCGAATCGTTGCAGAAGCGGTCAAAGTGCAGAGCCATTGTTTCATACTCAATGGGATAGGTAGTGACAATGTGCTTGCTGTAATCATATTCCTGCGTGTATGCATTGAATGATAGGCTGATGGTGTTCATCACATCAAACTCATCCTCTGTGAGTTCTTCAAGTTCACTCAGGCTTCCGCTGATGATCTCATAGCCCGGTGTAGGATGGCAAAATGATAGCAGACCGCCCGTGTAGTTGCTGATTACTTCTGCGCCTGTTGCTGACTTGGCCAGCGTTTGCTTCTGCCTGATGCCGCTATACTTGCAATACACATGATAGCCGCCATTGCGTGTACGCTCAATGCAGACCTTGCTTGTGAAGTCCTCCATCTGACTGCACACGGCGTTGAGCCACTTGTCATAGATTGTCTTGTCCTCCGTATTCTTCATATCAAAGTCCACCATAAAGAACGGCGGAAACAGCTTGACTGCAAGGCCATTACACTTGCTGAAGCGGTCTGCCCACAGCCCAAGCAGTTCAGATTCCGTTGTGTTCGGAGTGACAATGCTATGCTCAGGATATTCCGTAGCTTGCTTGGTAGCCTCATTCCATTGTATCGGTATCGGATGCAGTCCTGCACGCAGTAGGTCTACGAATTGGTCTAATTGCATTGGTTGGGATAAAAAATCCCCTCACGAAGCCTCCCGGTAGCACCCCGACAAGTCGGGCAGGAAGCCCCGTGAGGGGCGATGATATTGTGATTGATTGCGGGTGCTACGCCGCTGAGTGGTAAGAACTACGACAAAAATATAGGCATTGGCTATGCACATCTGCGGGAATTATGCACATTCAGCATCGCCCTTACTGCGGCTCTGATAAGCCGAGAGTGTTCGGTTCGCTCGGATGAGCAGATAGGGCATCGTGGTGTGAGGTACCGTGCAGCACCGCAGTCAAGGCATAACTCTACGAGCCTACTCGTTACAGCTTGTAACGGATTGCATTTGGGCTGCTTGGTCAGCTTAAGGCCGATGCTGGCTGTAAAGTTATGCCATGCTGTGGTCATCATCAGAATGGTAGGTCTGTTGATTCAGCAGGAGCCTCTGTGGGGAATTGCGATGCGATGTCCGTTGGTTCGGCTTGCGCAGCTTCGATTCTCCAAGCATCCAGCGTATTGAACCATTTAGGCGTGCCTGTCTTCGGGTCATCCCACTTGCGGCCCCGCAGGTTGTAACTGATTGTGACAGACTGCCCGACTGCGATGTTGTACTTCTCAATCAAGTCGCAGCGGTCTTGGCTGAGTTGGAACTGCACCTCTTGTGGGTACTGCGAATCAAGGTCTGTGCGCAGGATTACATTGCGGCAGCGGAATTTCTCGGACTTTGTTTCGATTGGCCCGATGTTGATGATTTGCCCGGAGGCTGTTGGTGAATTGCTCATATATGAGTGGTTTAAGAGTGACTATGTTGTATTGGCGCCAAAAATGTGCGGCAATATGGTAGTTATAAGCCATTTTAGAGAAACACTCCGAACTTGGCTGCAAAGTCCCACCATCCGAAACACAACATAAAGCCTCTGTGCCTTACATCTGTAAATGCTTCGTGATTAGTATTTATATACAATATAGTTGGCAATACTGTTTTTTCAGGGTCGGCTTTATCTCTACCAACTTTGAAATAAAAACGGCTTATAACACCACCTAACCCAAAGCGGTGCAGTCTGCCATTATTTATAATTTGTGCTTTCTTCATATTTTTGTTTTTAATTTAGTTTAGTGGTATAAATCACCGCCTTCGGTTAGCTGTAAAACGTTACCTGCCATTGATAACATGCTCGTCCAAATACCAATTACCAGTAAGTTCGGGATGAAATTCCCAAAACATACCACTCTTTAGTAATGACATGTAATTTTCCTCTGTTTTGATGTTTCTGTACCTATCCGAATAATCAACGGCAGGTAACACAGTATTGCCGACAATAGCGGCTTCTGTGGTTTTTTCAGATTTTTGTTCTTTATTGTTCATTTGCTCTTAATTTAAAGTTTTGTAATTCTAATTCCGCTACTGCGGCAATACTCGGCACGTTATCGGTCATTGTCCATTAGGATGAATTGTACAGCCATTCGGGTACCATTTATCACCACCTGTAAACCTTACACACTTGCATCCATTCTGTTCATTCATCAGGTCTTCTGCCGTCTGTTCAAGCCTTCTCAGACGCTCATCGTCAAGGGTGAGGGCCATGAATAGGATGTTATCGAATGCTATTGTTTCCCAGTTATCGGCTATCTCTTTACGGATTACCGCTGCGAGTTCAGGCGTTGTGCGAAGGCAAATATCCCGCTCGATGCTTTCGGCTTTTTTTCGGGTATCCGTTAGGAACTTTTTTGCCGTTCCGCTAATCTTTTCTTCGATGATGATCTGATCGATATACCGCTTCATATTGGCAGCGGCGACCAATACGGCTTTAATGTACAATGTTGCTGAGTTATTCATGCGGCATATTGTTTTAGATGCAGCCCTGTAATCGCCGGGCATGGGTAACGCTGCGCTGAGTAGTGCTGCCTTGCGATGCCTATAGCGTGGTTGAGTGCTGCGGCTACATGGTCCACGCTGCGACCAACATGGCCGATTACATTGCAGGCGTGCAGTACTGTGGTATGGTCAGCACCGCCCACTACTGTTAGCCTGCCTGTTTCCGTTAGCTGCATCCCGCAGCCACGCACAAGGGCGAACTGAAGTACCTGCCGTGCATCGACAATGTTCCGCACCCTGCGAGGTATGAAGATGTCCGCTGCGTTGAGCCGGAAGAATGGTGCGATAGATTCCGCAAGCTGCTGCACGATAGGCGGCAGGCTGTGGTAGTGGTCTGATGTTACTGCTGCGTATCGCTTGCGCAGTTCTGTGATGTTGACTGTTTTTGGCATATTGTTGTTTCTGTTGCCCCATGTACGGGAATCGAACACGTGTCCCGCAGCCCTTCTGCTGCGATTCTACCATGTGTGGCTACTTAGCCCTCCGAACTAACAGGGGTGTGCGTTACTCCGGCATATTATTCAGGTGGTTCTTAATATCCGTCTGCGAGTAGTTCCGCCCTGCCAGTATCGGGTCCATTGTGTTGGCCTTAGCTTCGGAAACCATGCGCTCGTATTCTGTCTTCGTGATACCTTCGTACACACGGGCCACAAGGTGACGCTGTGCCTGCGGGTCGTACCCTGCCTGCTCAATCAGTTGTACAAGGTAGTCAGCCTGTTGGTCGCTGATGGTGTAGTCGCTGTCTGCGATGGCTATTGCTTCAGCTGCACGGTTGAACTGGTCAGACTTGGGCAGGTACTTGAATATGCGCTTAATTACGGTCTTGCGGGCCATCTCGCCGTAGTCGCTCTCCCATGTGCATGACTTGACCTTACCGGCTTGGAATGCCTTATAGGATTCTGACCGCTCACGGATGCCGTTCACTTCTTCTGCGGTCATTACCTCAAACTGCTTGGCCCCATCGGACAGGGTAGCCACGGCGTAGACGTGGGTCATTACCTTTGAAGAGAACTTCGGGCGGTGGATCAGTTCGGCGGTTGTCCCGTATTGCACCTCGAACTCATCGCCATCGTACACGGGATGGGCGTAGATGCTGCGCAGGCTGCCGCTATCGGTCAGCAGTCGGATAAGCCCCTGGTATGATGGTTCGAGTACCGCTTGCATTCCACCTGCGGACCACCGTGGGATGAGGTACGCCAATTTGGTGACGGGGTTCAGGCTAAGACCGGTTAGGGCGATGTTGAACACGGCCTTTTGCAGTGATTCTTTGCTGCACTTTTGCAACCCTGCCGAGCCGTTAATCGCTTGCATGGCGAAACTAATTTCCCGCTGTACGGTGTCAGCATCGAGCAGGCTGCTCATGCGGGCCTTAACAGGCTCCATCTCTTGCTGTGTGATGATTGCTGTACTCATGGCTGAACGGATTGTTGGTACATAGATTCGATGTGATTGAATGTGTGCTTAGCGGCTGCACGGTACTCATCAGCGGTAATTTCGGCCCCTGGCTGATATTCCCGCAGGGCTTCTTCGGCTGTCAGAGAATTAATGAACCCACGGTTCAGCGACTCCCACCAATGGGCGACTACGGCTTGTTCTTCACTGAATACGGCATAGGCTGATGCGCCTGCACGGAAGTATAGCGGGAATTGAACCTCGACCGCTATGGCTTTTTTGATGATCACTTGCATGATGTTGTTGTTTTGTGCAATGATAATGAGTGATGTTGATAAATCCTAATCCATCGTATGAATTGATGAATCTGCGCCAGGTGCGGGCGATGCTGTACGGCCTTCAGGGGCGGCTGACCTCATGAGTTGGCATTCACGCTGTTGAATAACAGCATAGGCGAGTGTGTGGTGCTGTTCGTATGCGCCCCAAAGGTAGTCTGCGAAGTGGCGGCAAGTGTCAAGCTGAAGGACTGTGGTGCATGATGCGACTATGTCGTGGAATTTAGCGGGTAGCATTAGTTGAAGAAGATTTTAAGATTATTATTTAGGCGTTTAATTTTTTTTTGCAGGTAGTCGATAGCGCTTTCTGATTCATTGGCATAGGCCCACAGCAATCGTTCTTGCTGTGTTTTCTTGTTCGTCTGCCATACATACCACAATGGGATGAATGTATGCGGCTGGATATACGGTTGCCGTTCAATGTGCCTATTCTTCGTTGTCTGCTGCATAGTCGGAAAACATTGCAAGTCCACAGATACCGATGAAGAACAATCCAAGTGCGGCAAGTAGCCATAGTAATGGTGTCATGATGCGAGCGCCTCCTCACGCTTGTTGATAATGCGGCGGGCCGCTTCTCTGATGTCCCATGCGGTATCGTAATTGGTCCCACGGCCGGTCAGGTAATTGTTGACCGATGCGGCGCTGAGGCCGGTCATGAATGCGATTTCGGTGCGCTCCCGTGATGTGATGTTCTCACGCAGACGGATTAGGTCTTCTTTGATGATTTTCAGATGGTCCATGTGTTTATTGTTTTTGAGTGATTATGCTTTGCCTTGAAGGTAATCCCATTCGTTAGGAAATGCTGAGTTATCAGGTCCTGCGCAGATTTCCTCCCGATGCTGCGGTGATTCGTAGTGAATCCAATTTTCGATAGCTTCCGAGCAGCGGTAGCGGGTCGGCTTGTGCAGGCATACTTCATCTACGGCTTGGAAGATGCGGTCATAGTCATCGTGTGAGTATGCCCAATCGTGTTT